GTTTGTGAAGCTATTGTTATATTACCACCAGCCGCACTATCTAAACTAAGATAATTTGTTCCACCACCTACTTTCCAAGCTCCATTAGTATACCAATAATTGTTGGAATTAATATACATACCATCATTTGAACCAGCGACATTCCTACCCAACATCATCTTATCACCACTCTCAATACCACCAGCAGTTGTCGCTATATTAAGTATTCCATGAATACTTCCAGTTAAAGCTTGAATCGAACCTCTAAAATAACCATTGTCTGTATAGAGACCAAATCCTGGTTCTTCATCACCATACAGATAACCACTTGATAATCCACTTAAATCACCAAGTCTTGCTCTTAATTGTAAATCATATACACCACTTCCAGTTCTTTCCACAATATCCATATATGGTGTGCCTGGGTCATTTGGATTTGCATTCATCATAATATAACCAGTTGATAAATCTTTGGTAGCATCAAACTTACCAGTTGAAACTATTACTTGACCTTCATTATATGTTTGTGCAGACGAAACTAATCCAAATAAAAACTCTGCATCTGTATCTACGCTATATACGGTAACTCCTGCAGAATGTGCTTCTGTATCGGTTGATAGATAATCTCGTACAACCTTAATCGTCTGATTATTTCCAGTAGTTCCAGTTCCACCCGAAGCGCTAATAACTTTAAATCTTTCATCATTAATTTTTAAAATAGATTGAGTCGTAACAGAATTGGAAGCTAAATCCAATATCATATTAATTTGTGTACCATAAGTAGCTGTATCAGATATTGATGTATCAAGTGTACCAATAGAACTTGATACAACATTAGTTTGTCCATACCCTCTACCAATATATAATTCACCAGCTAAACCATCTGGGTCATTTGCTCCCATATTCGCTGATGCTATAGAGGCTGAGTATGGTGAACCAGCTTCCGTATATCTCATAGAACCAGTTATCATCATATACTCAACTATAAAACCTGTATCATCAACCTTTTTAGCTTTTATAATTTCTCCAGCGGCAAATCCTGATGCATTAGCAACACTCATAGTTGTATCAGTTGCTGACATTGAAGCTGCTCCTGCAAGTATACTACCACTCTCATCCATCAACGGTTGCATTGTAGTAGAGTTCGCTACCATTAACTGTCCACCAACTACATTGACTGATTCTTTTTCAAATACAGTAGTTCTTAATGTTCCACGAATCCTACAATTTTCAAATTCCGCAGTACCATTTCCTAAACTATCAATTCTCCAACCTTTTAATCCAGTTGCAAAATCAGAAGTTTCTATTCTACCCTCTGAATGTATAATAAGTTTCGTTTCACCATCTGCATACAGCTGACCAACACCAGCATCAGGTACACCTCTTATTTGACCAGTTGTTATTTCCCATCCACCAATTAAATTTCCTCTATCTCCAAGAGAAAGTATTCTATCAGTTTCAAAATCAATACCAGTTCCATCAAATTGTACTAATCCAAATTTATTGCCAGCAGCACCATCACTAATATCACCAATTCTCATTACATCTTTATTATTTGGTTTATCCCTTATAATAATTCGTCCATTATCAGATTCTAATGTAAGACTACTTGTTCCTTGTGCATTAACTGGGCTTGAAATTCTATCACTTGATAAATTCCACCCACCAATCTCACCTTTAGACGCTGTTATTGTTCCATCACTCTTTACATTAAAAGGTGCACTTCCACTCGCTGGTAAAGAAGTTGCTCCAGCGAAAAATCTCGTAGCTTTTGGTGTACCAGCGGCTGCGGGGTCTGCCATAGAACTTATACCAGTAAATGTAGAACCTTGTTGTTTATGTAGTGAATCTGTGCCTATTGTCCAATTACCTATAAATCCACCTGACGCCGTAACTACACCTTCAATCTTTGCGCCACTTGCTATTAAAGTTCCTGATGAAGATACAGCAAAATCATTTCCAAATCTTACATAATAATTTGAACCTGGAGTAAAGTCAATATAATAACCATCCAACTCACCATTACTATCTGTTTTATAAATTCGTGAACCATCTGCATCCAAAGTAATATTAGAACCAGTAATTAGTCCACTTGCTATTTTCCAATTCCCGATATTACCTGCGGTTGCCGTAACAGTTCCAGCCATTGCAACATTACCACTCGTATCCAATGTTAGGTTTCCAACTCCAGCATTTATACTACCATCATTACTTAAATGAAAATTAGAGGAACTTATTTCTATCTTACCATCAGCACCACTTATATAACTCTCAACTCCACCTGAACCAGATATACCAAATAAATAATCATCAGTCTTTACTTTAAAGATAGCATTATCATTTCCATCATTAGTTCTAAATTGAAAATATCTTTCTGCACTTCCACTATTACCATCGTGAATTTCTAATCCAGCTCCTTTATAGTTATCAGGTGAATCTGGTAATACTGAACCACTATAAATTATAAACCCACCTTTACCAGCATTAGAAGCACTATTAAAACCTTCCCAACCAATAGTTCTTAAAAACGCTGAATTAAGACCTGCCATCTCAATACCTTCACCAATAGCGTTAGAGATATACATCGAACCACTCAATACATTATTATCACCTTGAATAGCAAAGTTAGCTCCAGGGAATGTTACTTCATCTGATAAAACTGTCGTATCTGCTTTAACTCCATCATTATTAACAAACTCAAGTAAAAACCTTACCTCATCTGGTCTATTTCTCGATGGTGGCATCTCGGAAAATACTCGAGCATTTCTTGGATTAAAATTTGTCTCAGCTGCAGGACGTAAAGATATATCTGACAAATGCCAAAATCCAGCATTTACCCTAAATTGTAATTTTACATTATCATTCTGTAAAGGTACAAAAGTGCCATCTAGTATTTTATTATTAAAGTTAGTTTCATATATTCCATCATCATTAGGTTTTATTGGATTAAGAGCCTCATAATCTTTTGAATCCAAATCAATAGTTAAAATTCTTCTTCCTAATCCATTACCTAAATTATGATTTTTCGGTATCTTAGACCCTGACACATAACACTCTAATATTCCTCTATTACCCACCATACTATCTTTAGGTAATTTTTGTGAATACGCCTTAAATGAAAGTGAATACGGTGTGCTCTTTACTATATCAAAAGATTGTGAAGTCTCTACAACTATATCTTCATCTTTACCTTCAACCGAACCAGATATAGACATAGCGTAAGCTATCTTAGAACCTGTTTGTTCTAATTTTATATTATTTGCGGGTGTTCCACTACCTGACGCCTGTGTCCCTTTACTTGCAAATGCATTCCAATAAGAATTTACTTTATTTTGATTTAGAAAAAATCCAGTTCTTCCATTTTTTATATTTCTACTATCAAAAATTAATTCTTCTGCTTCAAGTGGTGTTTGTGTTATTAAATCAAATCCCTGTTCAGATTGAGCACCCTTTGATAATGCATAAATATTTACATATTTAACATCACCACTAATAGTTCTCATATTACTTAATCGAACATCTGCAACATCAAAATAATTTATAACTGAATCAGATTCAGTTGGTAGTGGACGATATGAAACAGAAAATTCTACATCCTCTTTAGTGTTTATTGGATACTTAGTAGCCGCATCTGAAGATGACACATAAACGACATCTGCTATATCTAATCGTGTGTCTGTCAACCTATCTACAATTGAACTCGAATACGCAGGTGGGATAACATAGCTATCTGGTAAACTTTGATTTGCTGATGTATCGAGATTTGCAGAAGCAGGTGTGAAAGTTAAAGATTCACCTATCATTCCATCATCTATACTACCACTCGAAATATGTAATATAGCATCTCCTTGAGGTGGAGAAAAAGAAAATAAAGGAAACTTAAAATTAAAAAGAGGTGCTAATTTAAACGAAGGTAAATTAAAAAAAGGTAAAAATGGTTTTGATTTATTCTTTTCTGTTTCTGTTGGGAAGGTTTCTTCTTTTGTAACTGGATCTATTGTCTTTTTAACAGTTGCTTCTGCGGTAGCTTTATTTTTAATTTGACCTGTTAATATTCTTGTATGTCTTGGTTGTTTTGTGTATTCCTTAAACGCATTAGTAAGAGGAAATACTGAAACTGTTGGTTGGTCATAAAATATAATTGGTTCAGTATTTAATATCCTCGTATTAATATTAAACCGTCTAATATATTTAGCGTTATAAACACCTCTCCATTGTTGAGGAATATCCATCTTAGTACTATCTAACTCACCCAACAACGTTAAAGTAGCTATACCTGGATTTGCGTCTTTATATATCTCTATAGAAATTCTTCTTAAATTATTTTCTCTATAACCTCGTACTGGTTCGGTATATATTACATTACCTGCACTATCTAAAATTTCAAGTTTTAATCTTATATTAGGTTTAAGAAATGTTGAACCACCTACTAAAAAACTACTTTTACCTGTTGGTAATTCTTCTTTTAACCCAACAACATTAAAATACTTAGTTTCAGATAAACCTTCTTCCGTAATAAAAGTTGGTATTTCTATTAAATTTTGTTTAGTATTTATTCTTTTGGGGACTGCCATTGATATTCCTATTTTAAATAAATATCATATATATAAAATAGTTTGATTTTATTCATAATAAAATATGATTTTTTTATGAAAAAAATACTTATTACTATGAAAGACAAATTAGTAGATATTAAAATACGAGCTGAATATAGGGATATGTTAAAATCTCATTGTAGAGATAATGGGATGAAGATGTATATCTTCGTTGAAAAATTAATAGAACAGAACTGTAATATTAAAAATAAAAAAAAGTTATTAACTTCAGAATATGAACGTTAATCAGAAACAGGTAAAAAGTTAATTGAACTTAAATCTGTCTCTTTTTTGACTTCCAATAAAGTATCAACCGCATCTCTCATAGAATCAATATGAGATACAATCAATGTGAATTGGAATTGGGCTTTTAAATATTGGAATAGTTGATATACAGAATTGATATTTTCACTATCCATTGTTCCCCAACCTTCGTCTATAGCTAAAAAGTTAGATGATGGTAAATTAGATACATTCATTAATCCCACTCTAAGTGCCAATGAACATATAAACCTCTCCATACCACTTGATAATTCTAATGGCCAAATATTATCATCATCATATACAATATAATTGTTAATATTCTTACCATCCATTTCAAATACTATTTGAAAATCAACTAACGAAGATAAAATATTATTTACCTCTCCCTCAATCGTTGGTAAAGCTTTTGTAATCAACTCATATGGAACACCATCTCGTTTAATAGCATCTAAATAATACTGATAAGCTACTGATTCATTCTCTAACTTTTCTACTTTATCAATATTCTCTATTATATTCTTTTTCTTATTTACTAAAACTTGTTTAGACGCATATAAATTTCTTAATTTTTTATTTAACTCTGTAATATCAGTTTCTAACTCTTTTTGTGTTCCAGATAGTTTATCAATTTTTAATTGTAATTCTTTATTAAATAATACATCTTTTTCTTGTTCATAATATTTTGAAATTTTTTCTTGTATTGTTTTTACTTGAGATAATACGTTCTTCTTTTTTTCATCATTAATAGTTAATTGAGTTTCTAAATTATTTTTCTTTTTTAATGTACCTTCAACTTGAGTCAAAAGATTATCTAAATCTTCTTTATGATTTTTAACATGAAATAAAGTTTTTATTTTTTGTTCATAATCATCAATATGATTTAAAAACTTATCAGCTAATTTTCTATCTTCGTTTAATTCTGTTTTTGTTTTAATAGCATCCTTTACAAAAACATTATTCATACAATAACCACAATCAGGGTCATATTCCAAATCTTGTAACTTTTCTAATTTATCTAATTTAGACCTAACTGAAATCTGTAATTTATCTATCTCAACTTTAACATCATCTCTATCTTTTTCAATCTGATCTAAATTTGCACATTGTTCTTCTATACCATCATCTATATATTTTTTAATTTTAGATTTACATTCATTAATTTCAAGTGTATATTCTGATAATGACTTATCACTCTCAGCTGAATAAGTATTATATTTTTCTAAATGATTTTCAAGATTAGTATTTTCAGATTTCAATAACTCAATATCAGTAATACTATCATCTACTGGACGTTGTTTACTATATATTGTTTTTATATCATCTGAAAGTCTTTTGTATTTTTTATCTAATTCTTCTAATTTAGTTTCTTCACTTCTTAAATCAGTAGTTATTGTTTTATAATTTCGTTTTATCTCAACCAACTCATTATCATAATCATTCTCTCTAAAATTCTTTAATACCGCTCTGACATCTTTGATATTTTCAGATGCTATTTGATATAAAGTATCAAAAATACCAATACCCATAAACTGAGCTAATAACTCTTTTCTTTCTTTTTGTGTTTTATCAATAAAAACAGTATTGTTTATTTGAGATGATAAGGCTGTAAGAATAAAATCTTCATATGTTCCAAGAACTTTTCTAATAGAAGCATTTGTAGTTCTTCGTTGGTCACCATTCAAAGATTCTTTTTGTCCAATGTCATCAAATGTATAGAAATCCACATCAACTTTAACATGACCACTTTTTAATTTTTTACCATATCTTTCAATATAATAATCTTTACCATTTACCTCTACACATACCTTACAGGAAAACCAATCTTTTTTATTATTCAAAACATTATCAGCTTTAAATGCTCTACTTGAAGTATCAAACAAACAAAAAGATAAAGCATCTAATAAAGATGATTTACCACTTGCGTTAGGTGCAAAAATACCTACAATACCATTTAGTTTTGTAAAGTCTACAACATTATCCTCACCATAACTAAACATATTAGAAAAATCAAATCTTTTTAAATTCCAATCTATATTCCTACCAACTTCTTCTTCAGGTAATTTAGTATTTAATTCTTCATTTATTTCTTTTATTTTAACATATGTCTCATCATCTACTATAAAGTTCTGGTCTAAATAAGTTTTAATTAAATCAAACTGAAAATCTGTTGATGTTATATCTCCAATATTAATTTTATTTCCACGTATTCTATCAGATTGTGATAAAGGGTCTGTCCTCGTAACAGTAAATTCTCTTATCTTAGGATATGTATGTTTTACAGTTGTCATAATACGTTTAACTTCAGCAGCATTAGTATCAGCAACTCTCATACGAACTCGTGCTTTAGGTGGGAAATAAGAAATATCAGGTAACTTACCATTCTCTACATCAAGAGTAACATATCCGTAACTATTTGGTATCTCAATATACTCTGATTTTCTTTTTGGAACATCCCATAATAAATAACCTTTACCAATATCTTCACCATGATTCTGTTGAACTAATGAACCACAATAAGAAATAGTTTCTTCTTTATTCAAATGTTGTCTTTTATGAATGTCACCCAAAAGTCCGAGATCGTACCCATCAAATTTATCTATATGTACATCTGATGGAAGTCTAAATCCTAAATCTGTTTTAGCTTGGTCTACTGTACCGTGAAAGAGCACTACTTTAGTATCCCCTTCGACCTCAGACGCTTTTGGGTATTTACTCTCTTTGTCCCAAACATCCCATACTACCAATGAAGTATCGGCGCATTTATACACACCAGTATTTCGTAAGTAATGTAAGTTAGAATGATTGATGTTTTCGACAATAGGAGTTAATACATCTAACCTTGAAAGGTTATTTAAATTACAATCGTGATTCCCTGCTATTAATATCGTTGGACATATATCAGCTAAATTCCTAAATAAATCAGATAACATATCTATTAACTCTGGAGACATATCTAATTTTGAATGAGCTATATCACCACCTATATATGCTATTGAGTTATCAGGATATTCTTTAACTTTTTTATATAGACCTTCAAATACCTCTCGATATTCTTTATGTCTTTTAAGATTTCGAACTTGAATGTCCGATATATGATGTATATATTTAAGTTTCCTAAAAGGAACTTTAAGAGTTTTATTTTGCAACGAGAACCTTTAAATTTATTTTAATAATTTTCTCACTTTTGAAATATTCTTATTAGGTATAATTAGTTGATACGCAAATACCGTATTTTGTTTAGTGTATTCCGCAGGTTGTCCTGTTAAAGATAATGTTTTTATTTTATCTAATTTATCTAAATCCTCAAAATATACCATATAAGTTTCTTCGTCAAGCTTCCATGTATCAAATTTCATTTAGCCTCATGAGTATTTTATTCTTCAAATTTACTTCCTTACTTTGTTTTATGAGATTTATCATATTCTTAAATCCTTCATCAGAAGGGTCTTTTTGTTTCATACTAACCATTGAAACATTTATCCCATATTTCATAAGTATATCCGAAAGTTGAAAAATGTCTTTTCCAGCATCAGAATCTAAAGCTATAAATACATGTGTAGTTTTCTTTTCTATTAATTTTTCTAATAATTTTTGTGGAATTGTTTTTCCAAGTAAAGGTATAGCATTACGTTTAATAGCAATTGCATCAAACACACCCTCACATAATATAACGGGTTCATTCCAATTGATAAGATTTTCAAATACAACCACGTTTTTAGATACATTTGGATTCTTATATTTCATCTTAGATTTATAAAAATCTCGAGCTATAAAATAATTTAATTTAAAATTTTCAGTATAAGAAGGTATAATTATTCTATTTTGATAAATTCCACTTGTACAATAACCTATATTATATTTTATAATATCAGACATCGTAATACCTCTATCTAACACATAAGACATAGCATGATTATATACAAGTGATTTTGTTTTATTTTTAAGTGACTTAAATTCCGTTGGTAAAACTATTTTTTCATCTTCAGTTTTAGCTTCATATTCATATACAATATCATCTACTAATTCAGATAATTCTTTATATAAATTACTTTGTACTTTTAGCTTATTAAATAACTGATATAATTTATGTCCAGATTCATTACAAACCCAACAATGCCATTTTTGATTTACAAGATTTACTTGAAGTTTTGGTTTATAGTGATTACAAAATGGACAGAAAAATATGTGTTCATTTTGTTTACGTACTTTATGTCCTTTATTTCCTATTACTTCTATTAATAAAGAAAGTAGTTCGTTATTCATTCAACATTTCTAATAATTTTCCAAATTCTAATACAGCATATGTTTTAGAACGATTTCTTTTAAATATAACCAAAGGAGTGTGGTCACCACTATTTTCTTCCGCTTGTTCTAAAGCTGACCAAATATTAAGTTTTTCTTGATTTTTACACTCTACTGAAAAGGGGAATAATCTACGAGCGGCTGGTGATAATAGAATATCTTCTCCGCTATCACCCATTGTGATGGAACGGACATCATCTGATTCTAAAATATCGAATTTTTCAAGGATTAAATCACGGATTTTGTTTTGTAACCGTTTACCCTTGTTTTTGGCACTTCTTGGTTTCATAACTTACAGATATAACTATTAAATTAAAACGTCAAATTAAAATTTATTTTTCCATTTTGGATATTCTTTATTAGCCCATTTTTCAGCATCTTCTTCAAATTTATTATCATCGTGAAAATCACCACCTTTTTGTATAGCTAATTCACCATATTGATGATATAACCTTTCATATTTTTTAGCACCCATTTTCTTTCTATCTAAAGCGTGTTTTATTTCGTGTAAAACCGTTATAATAAAATCCTTGACAGTTGGGTAACTTTTTCGTAAATTTATAGTGTCAGTTGTCCAATTATAATCACCCTTATCTTTACCAGTAGTAATTTTAACTTTAGACTTTAACTTATGTAGTTTTACAATCTGTTGAGCTGTATCAACAATATCCATTCTTTCTATTAATAAATTTTTTAATTTAATCATGTTTAAAAGCTCTATACATAATACCAGCTATTTTCTTACCATATTGTTTATCTGATGGGAAATGTGCTTTTGCTAATAATCTACTTTGTGCTATTGCTTCACTCAACTGGTCTATCTGATTTGACATAGTTGGTAAATAAGATTTTAAAACCCAACCAACCAAATATCCTTGAACTGCATGACCACTTGGATATGATGGTGTTTTCATACTATCTAATTTAGTTCCATTTAGATTCATACCATAAAACTCTGCGATTTGATATGGTCTTGGTCTATTGTATTTATACTTCAAATATAAAATATCTCTCGAAGATTGTTTAACAACACTTTCAATCAATTCAATATATTCTTCTTCATTTATTCCATTTTGATCTAATAATTCACCAAAAGCTTTGGGTATATCATCATAAAGTTCGATAGACTCTCTATCACCTTCTTCTAAATTAGTTATATATTTAAGTTCTTTTAAAGTTGTTTTACTATCATTTTCTGGAGGTAACTGCTGTGGGAAAACCATTACAGAAAAATTAGGGGCTTCCTTAACCATCTTTTTTTTATGTTTGGGTTTAATGACATTTGTATATTTCATTTCCCTCAAAGTAAGTAAATCTTTTAACTTAATCATCTTTGTAACCACTTCTTCCATAAACTATAATCAATAATGTTTGAAGTTTTTGGTTCTAAATCTTTTGGTTTACCAGTACCTCTTTTTTTAATATTAATTGTATAGGCTGTTTTACCTTTTGGATTTATAACAAATACTCCACCAGGAAGATTACTAATTTGATATCCTTTTGCTACAAAAAACTTCAGACTTTCTTTTTTATAAATCATTTTATTTCCACCAGGACCCGCAGTAGACAATTGTCCAGTTGGTTTACTATTACTACCAAGTATGTAAACATAAAAAGGTCTCTTTACGGTAAAATGTTGAGTATCACTGCCGTATAATCCGTGTTTATATGCTTCTTTTATTAAATCTTTTAATTTAATCACTTTAGTGCCCTCATTACATCTATTGGTTTTACATTCTCATCACCCATATAAGCTATATCTTCTGGGTTTTTAATAATTTTTTTGATTGTGTTTTTTTCTCTTGATGTTAATGTTATTGGTTTTTCATCTAACGACATTCCAGTTGCATATCCAACTCCACTAACATATTCTCTTCTCATATTGAAATAAACGACTTTCCACTTACCAGCTGGAGCTCTATCTACAACTAATTCAACTTCTTTACCTCTACCACCTAACCCAACACGAGCTGAACCTACTTTAATTTCACTTATTAATTCTTTTAATTTAATCATTATCTTCTTCCCCACATTGGTGTTTGAACTCCTTTTTCTTCTTGTTTAGCTAAATATTTTTTATGTTGTGCTGAAGTTCTACCCTCAGTAGCCCATTTCTTGTTTAGTGCTGCTTTTTTACGTTTTCTATCTTTTGCTTTTCTATTTGGCATTAGTTAGTACTCCTTCTTCTTTTATTTGTTGGTGGATAATCTATACCCATTTTTATATCTATCTCAGTAACTGCATTCTTACCATCAATAGTTGCTTTCCATTTTTTAATAGGTTTACCATCTTTATATAAAACTACAGATGGAAATGTTCTCAATTTATTTCTACGTGTTTCTCTGGGTGTATCTTTCGTATCTGCGTGAAATATCTTCGTACCTTTATGTCCCTCTATACCCATAAACTTATCTATACTACATACACCAGCCCATCCTGCACAAAACTCAACTACAGAAAACCCTTTTGCTGTCTTTACTGCAAAATCTGCATCCGTTATAGGATTTTCTTTCTTCACTACCTCATATTGTGCACTTAATGAACCAATCATCATTAACATCATTAACATTTTTCTCATAACTATTTCCTATCTCGCTTTTTAGCTAATTCAACTTTCAGTTCAACGATTTCTTCTTCAAGTTTTTCAACTTGTTCTTCTAAATCTGAAACTGCGGCCTCTAACCCTCCGACTTGAGTTTTATATTGTTCCATAGAACTCGGCCAGTTATATCCTGTAAGTCTTGATGGATATTCTTCCTCATATATATTATCTATCTTTGGAAGTTCTTTTGCTTCTTGTATTTCACCTATCATCATATAATAAAATCCAACAAATGTTGCTATACCAACTCCAGCACTAATTATAGTTTTGACTGATAAAGTAAATTTTGTATTTTCACTCAATTCTTTTTTCATAACCTTTTCCTCTGTAACTTCGTTTTCATTCCATCTTGATTTAGGACCGTTATTCATCATAACTTCAGTCATATCGTCTATAGTTAAATATCCTAACTCAACTAAAATTTCACCTAATTTTCTATTATCACCAGTTTCTTGCATGGCAAGAGCCTTGTTCAACTGTCTTTTAGTTAAAACATCTCCATCTAATAATATATCCCCCAACTTTTTACCGCTAACCATTATTTTATTCTCCTATTATGAGCTTTTTTTCCCGCCCATAACTTTTTCTACTCCAGCTATTCCGAAACAACCTAATGTAATATATAGAAAACTATTATACACAAAATCGTTTATGGGTAATTCCATACCGAAATATCCAGTTACCAAGTCTGTCATACTATACATAGTCATGACAGCAAATGACATAAAACCTATTATTGTTTTTTCGTTAAAATCATTCTCATCTTTGAAAATGTCTTTGAATGCCATTTTACTTCCCCTGTTTTATTTTTTCCCTTATCTTTATTATTCTCTCTTTCAAATCTTTTTTCACCATCATCATATCTTTTGGTGTTACTTTAATTCTTTTCTTTCCGATTTCTCTCGGTTCATCTATGTGAAATGTTTTCATTAATTACTCTTTGAAATTTTAACTGTTGTTCCACTATCTGATTTTGATGTAGTCCTAACAACTTTTTTAATTGGTTGTGATACTTTTTTTACAGGTTGAGTTTTTATTTTTTCTAACATATCCTTAGCCTCTTCTACTTTAACTCTTGCTTCGTTTGCAGCATCTCTATTTCCTTCTAACATTCTACGTCTTAATTCCATTTCCGCCTTATCAACTATCTTATTCGCTTCTTTCAAATCAACCATAACTTTTCTCCTAACGTGGTGGTTTTAAATCCCAAGGTCCCCAATGTTTCTTTCTCAATACTTTTATACTCACTTGTTCAGGAGTATACTTATAAAGTTTAGTTCCCTTTACAGGTGCTTTTAATAAAGCATAATATAATTGTTTTGGAAAATTAATATCATTTCCATTACTCTTATCAATACATTTTCCTTTGTATTCTACCCAACAATGTCCAAATGGTTTTCCATCGGTTTGAAGAATACCAACTCCATGTACTAATCTAGCTGAATCATCCATACCGATAATTTCTCTACCATTAGCAGCGTAACAATCTCCTTTTGACATTATGGTAATTTACTCCAAACATCCATAAATCTTATAAATCCATACATAATATACATTAAAATACTTCCTGCCGCTACATGTAATAAATATTCAATTGTATTTAATATTGTTTCAATCTTCATTTCCAATCCCATATTTTAACTAAATTATAAGTTACTCCTACACCTATAGTTGGTGTAGTTAATCCAGTATCACTATTATATAGAATACCTAACATTGGTCCTATTGAAATTTGATTTCTCGGTGGTTTTATTTTCAATATCTCACTACTACCACCTTTTATTTTCAAATTCAAAAATTCACTATCAGGATAGATTGCTCTATATTCATATCTATCCAATTTTTCTAATTCAGGTGGACCTAAATTAAGTTCACCTGAAAAATCGGCTATTGTTTTAGATTCAACTATTTTATTATCACGAATCCGTAAACCAGTTCTGCCGAACACTTTTATATAATTATCTTGTGTTCCAAATTCCTGTAAAAATGGAACAGTAGATGACTCATAACTTAATAAATCTAACTGTAAAGCCTCTACGGTATCAATCAAATTTTGTAATCTTTGTTCGTATTCTTTACTCCAACGAACTATATCATATAAATCTTTAGATAATCTCTTTAGTTGTTGTTCTTGAGTATCACTATCTATTTGTAATCTTCTCGTAACTGTAGATATACTATCAATTGAAGATTCATTTTTAACTATAAGTTGTTCTTGTCTTGTACTATCTTCTTTTAGAAAGTCGTATTCTTCTTTAGCATATTTATATCTTATTGTAAAAATAGATAAAACAAATATAACATTTATAGCTATACCTAATAAGGTATCTTTTGTCATTTTAAACTTACCGACGCGTCATCTATTGCTTTTCTTAAAGCACCACCCAATTCACTATTACTAAAAGGAACACCATCTTCTTCAATCTGTAAACCTGTAGCAGATATCTTTGTATCAATCTCACCCATACCTCTACTTGTGGTTACTTTACCAGTAGCATTCTCTGTTAATAATATATTCAACCTTACTTGTGTTTTTGTTTTTCTACGATTGAATATACCAACAATACTAAATGCTTCGTTTGGTCTACCAATATAAACTATCTCTGCTGATACTGTAAAATTAGCATCACTATCATCAGTTAAAATATAATCTGATTCTTGAAATGACTCTTGTAATAGTTGTTGTATTCCCATAGTGATTCTATCATCTTTGATACCAACATTCTCACTCGTACCTACAAACTTAGATACAGTTAATGTTGGTCTAATTAAATCAGCATCTATAATCGCTGGAACTGGTAGATTTTGAGCTTTAGCTTCTTGTCTTGCCTGTTCTCTACGTTCATTAGCTTCATTTTTCATCCGTTGTATTTCTACTTGAGCAGTAGCAACACTACATAATGTAATTGTTAATACTCCTAAAGTAAATATTTTGAATCCCAAACGTAATACTTTAGTTTTAATATAATTCATATTTATATCCCCTAAAAATAAGTTCCAAATAAAATACTGAAAGTCTTATCTCGTTCCCCATAATCATTAACTACGGTGTTATATCCCATTGAAACACCTAAATTAAAGGAGAATGCCGTACCTAATTTCCAATCCATTGATATAGTTGGCATAAAAATGATAGGACTTCTCAGTAATAAATATCTATCATCTGGATTATTACCTTCATAATATCTCCACAAAGTATAAGCAATATAGTTAGAAAAAGTAATTGTATTACCACCAATTATTTTAAATGGAAATCTTTGTCCATATACCATTGTTATATTTGCAAAGTCATTACCACTAACACTTCCATAACTACCTGTTAAAACGAATGCTTCTGCGTTTTTCTTCTGTAATGATTTCGCAAATGAAGTAGATAATAACCAATCCCATCCCTCAAATGTTTTATATGTTAACCCACTTCCATTCAATACTACGTTTTGTTTTTTAGCTGTAAATTTAAATCCTTGTCCATATGTAAGAGAACCTTTTCTTAAATCATCTGTAAAGTTAAAATTACCATCGTGTCGTTTACTACCATCAAATGATGTTGCAGTATAGACACTATTAAAAGATGTTATCCATCTTTCTTCACCTTGTGTAGAACGAATTGCATAATTTACCTGTTGTGGTGTAGATGAAATATCTTCTCCACCACCCTCATCTTTACTAAATTGTTCACTAACATTTTCTGCAATTACTGATGATAATATTTCTTCAGCAACTTTTACGGCACAGGGAAATAAGTCCTCAAAGTCTTTATAAACACTTTGTGTCCATCTTTCTAAATCACCATTTAATACTTCTTGTAATGTAAAGAACTTAGTACGATTGTAGTAAGTTACGTGAAATCCTTGTTGTTCACCACTAATTACTACATTAGTACGAACTACAGTTTGTTCACAAGGGTCTATATAAGAATAGAAGAATGATTGGGCAGAAACACTACTCCAAAGTAAAAAAATTAATATAAGTTTCTGCCACATTCATCTTTTACCAACCTCTTCGGTCAATTGCTTTTATAACATTGACTACGGCGGTCTCCATAGCTTTATTTGATGCGGAACTTAAAGAACTTTGATTCCAAGCCATATTAGGATTCATAAGAAATCCTTTACCTATGGTTGAAGCTCTTCCTTGACCACTACCAACAACATATTGTGTATTCTCATTGTTAATTAATTTAACCTGAATACCAACTATTGTTTCATTGATAGTCTCCACCTTACCAGCTTTTATTTCTTCTTTTAGATTGACAGCAAAATCATAAATACTAACACTTGCTGAATACTTAGCTTTTGTTATCTTTGCATCATTTGCTCTCAAATCATTCATAATCAAAAGTTGCATATCTCTTTCCGCTTCTACTAAATTAAATCTCCCCACATAAGATATTACATTTTGAAGTTCTTGAACCAAACCCATAGAAACTCTTTTGTCTGCTAATTCAGGGTATCGTTCTTCTAACTCTTTGTTAAACTTTAAATCATAAAGTTTTAATCCATCAACTTTTGTTACTACGATTTCATCTAAAGATTTTTCTTTTTCATACTCACCTACATATTGTTCTGTTTGAACGGAAGCGGCACATCCTATTATATTGGATACAACCAAACCGAAAACAAAAAACAATATAAAACGATAATTGTTTTTCATTGTTATCTCCTATTTAAAATCTGCTAATGGATCTTTAAGTAATTTTTCTAATTTCTTAATTTCACCTTTTAGTTTATCAATCTCATTGTTTAATTTCATTACATCTTTATCATAAGATTTAACTTTAGGTGTTTTTAAGTTATCAAGTTTATCACGAAGATATTTAATATCCTCATCATATCCATCTAACTTAGATGTTACTAATTCTATATCACTTGCTTCTGCAAAACCATCTACAACTTCTTCTAATCCATCAATACGACCAGTAAATGAATACCAACCTGCTATTCCTGTTGATAGAACCGTTACGAGGGCTATGATATTTTGGATTGATAATCCGAACTTTTTGTTCTTCATATCTTCTATTGCGGATTCTGCATCCACTACTTTTTTCTTCGCCATTTTACAACTCCAGGTTTATTGTTAATCTAATTGTGTTACTCAAAGGTAACTCTCTATTACCATAAATATAACTCATACCTATCAAATACTTGTCATACTTAAAATCTAATCCAAATGTTGGATAAGTTAGTTCGTGTGTAGTATCTAAGTAATATCCTAACTTCCCCCACAACATATTTTTATAATTATAACTTGTCCCCATACCAAATGTTTGATGTTTTTTCATTTTATTAAATTGTCCATAAAACATAAAATCTTCATATGGATATGTTCCAGCTATATTTACACTTGTAGGTAGTTCTGATTTATACCCACCAAATTTAGGTGCAAATCCAAAGTTATTAATCATAACATCTAAATATAAATCTTTGTATACTTTTGGAAAATAAGCACCCACACCAAAAACAAATCCATTTGCTTTTTGTGTATGTAAATCGTGTGTTATTATCTTTGCATTTAATCCTAAATTATATTTACCAACTTTACGTGCATAATCAACACTATATATAGCACTCAATGGTGTAAATGTTCCTTGTATAATTCCATTTTCATCTGCTTGATTTTGTTCTCCATAATTAAAGAACATAACATTAACACCAAACGGACCTCTATCCATATTTATAAAATTATAATTCATATCACTTACAATATTAGTCATCCAATTTACTCTACTAAAACTGAAATGGTCTTTGTTATATAAATTACGAGCTGGATTCATCATTGGTAACATTACATTACCTATCGAACTCGTTTGAGCCGTAGGTGCTACTGTTAATATTCTATTTGCTTGTGCCAATAATTGACTACCTAACGATAGTAATATTGCCAAACCAAATAATATCCAAAATTTATTTTTTCTCATTTTTTCTCTCTATTTTTTCAGAAACCCAAACAATAAATTTCAAGGTGAAATATAATGATGGAAGCATTACAGCTATAGCGAAGAAAAATTGTAATTCACTCATTATTTCACCACCGTAAATTTACTTGACTTAATTCTATTATCTGTTTGCATTACAAATATATAAACACCAGGTTCTAACTTTTGATGATTTTCATACACACTAACTCCAGGTAGAAAAACACTTGGTTCATTAGTAAATTCAAAAGTATGTAATCCCTGTAATATGTGTTCATCTAATAATGTTCCAACTCTCTGTCCTATTGAATTTAAGATATATAATTTTACATCTTTTGATTCATCTAAAAAGAATTGGAATGTTGTGTTCTCCATAAAAGGATTTGGATAATTGTATGTTATTGCTTCTTCATCTGGTTTTCCACCACCGAATGCCCAATACTTATTCCATACTAATACTTCACCATCTTTTCTTTCCATAGTCAAATCACGACCTGATGGATTACCTGCTGCGTGTTTACCTACAAATCGTATTGGAGCATTTGTCCATTCAACATCAGGAAATGTTGCTTTGAAAAGTAATTTTAATCCTACCATCTCTTGACTTATATGATAAGTTTCAGGTGCATTATTTGGTGAATAATCCATACCACCAAATGAAATTCTTTGCCATCCATTTTTAGGTTCATGAACATTCACATAAGTCATCCAGGGTCCTGGTAAAACATCTGTTTTCATATCTATAAATTCTAAACCACTACTATCACCCTCTGCTAATTTATACTCTACTTCAAATTCAAATCCTGCTATAAGAACTCCCTCTTTTGGTGTAATCGTTAAAGGAACTTCTATCTGATTACCAGATTGAACTCTAACAGTAGAATCAGCAGGTAAAGAAAGAACTACATCTGTAATTCCATCTGCAAAATCATCAAATGAATCGAATCCATTTAAAGTATTGTTAGGTTCATCATTATCTGTATTAATTTTTTCTGCGTGTCTTGATGGTGCACTATTTCCCCAACGATAAAATGTAGAACCCTCATTATCAATATATCCATCACTAACTGTACCTGCTTGTGCTTTAGTATAATCTATGTTCGCTGAACCGTTAAGTGTTGTTTGATGTCCATGACCCGTTGTTGTTCTACCAGTTTTACTGTCATCTACTTCGTGAACTTTTGTTCCTGTCATATTAATATCACCTGTAAAATAATATGCTATATCGGGCATTAGGTAATCTGGATTACCAGCTTGGTCATTTTTTTCACTTGTTCTCGCTGCACTCCAAGAAGAATACCCAGCACCTAATACTAAGTGAAGTGTATCCAATCCTGTTTGGTGGTCATCCATTAATGGATTTAAAATTTCTATCACTCCAGGTGTCAATGCTCTTTGATTTGTAGCTAAAGCTCTCGTTGTAGCCATTGGTGATTTTTTTCCAGCGTTAACTCCTGATGACCTATCTCCTCCAGTACTTGATTCTGCGGTTGTGGTCTCATCCCAAAAAACTGTAAACTCATATTTCTGTGGTCTTGATTGTCCGTTTACTGTTTGATAATATACATAGTTATTAGCGTTTCCACTTTCTTTAAATACTTCAATTGTAGACCAATCTTCGTGAGACCTACCAGTATGGTGTGTATAGTTATTCATTATTCCTGATACATAAGACCATAAAATATATGTGTCATTTAGTTGAAATAAATCATCACCATCTACATCACCAACCAAATATTCAAATGCAGTCATAGTATCTATTCTTGTACCAGGAGAATCTCTTGTTCCTGTATTATAATTCTTAAATTTATTTGATTGAAAATTAAATGAAGCTATAGCATCACTTACATTTGTAATAGCTCCTCTATTTACATCAAAATGGTCATGTGTTTCTATATAATCACTTTCATCAGGTGGCCAAAATGAAATACGATATCTATTGTTTCTTGGTAGTTGAATGTTATAATATCCTTTGTCGTCTGTATAAGTTGAATCATAATAAGAGATACCAAGAAATCCCTCACCAGGTAAAGTTTGTTCTGCTGTAGAAACTGTACCATTAGCTGCTTTCTTATTAAATTGAAAAGTTGATGAATGGTCTCCAATAACATCATCAGTTGTAGTCTCATCTGATTTTTTAGCTGCTGTGTTTCCTGAATGGTTAGCTATTGTTTCATAATTCAACCAATTAGTTATTCTCGGATTAAAGTTAGCTTCATTGTGGTCTAACTCAAATTTTACTTTCCAATATGGATATGTGTTTTCTATAGGACCTCTTTCCCAAGCTGGTGAACCATCAGCATAATCCCATACTGCTCCCATACCTCTACCATTACCTTGAATGTATCTGAAGTATCCCTCAACATCTAATAGTTTTGGGTGTAGTGTAATATCACCACGTGCATGACCTATACCATCTTCGTGTGTTCCCACATTACCATCTATATAAACTTTATATGATGTTAAATAATTTCCATTGGTTACATAAGTATAATATCCTGCCGCACCCTCATATTTTGTAGCCACTCGAAATGACTTGGGTGCAAAGTTATCTGCAACATCATCTACTTTAAAATGTAGTTTTAATAATTCTGTTTGATTTCCGTTACCATTACCGAACGTATGTGTACCACCATTATGTGATACCATTGTGATTCTTAACCAATCATAACGGTTGTTAGCTGCCGATTTTTCACTACCTGCAGTTTGTATTGAATCCACGTATCCCACATTATTATACCAAGTTACCTCATATGAATAATGATGTCCACTTTCTGCATTATCACCCTCAGTCCAACCTGATATGTACGCACCTTTTTCTACACGAACTGAATCGTGTCCTGTAAGAGTTGTATTATTCCAAGTAAATATATCATTGTCGAATACTAAATCCAAACGAAAAGCAGTTACACTAGCTCCATTATCATCAAGTGTAACAGCAATAGTCATTACTGAATCTCTCCACGCATCAAAATTATTATTCTTATATGCAGGTGTACCTGGTGCATCAGCCAAGTATGTTCTCAATGGTTGAGTAACTTGATCTCTCCACCAAAACTTTGGTGTTTTGTAATCTCTCGATTGCATTAATCTTATGATGGGTGTTTGAGCTTGTAGCAAACCCACCAACATTAAGAAACTTATTAGAAATTTCCGCATGTATATCCCCGTTTAATTAAACTGTTCCATTATAGCCTTTTAGATAAAAAAGGTGTAGACTTTATTCCTATATAAATATCATATATATGATGAATTTAAACAGACGTAATATATAAAATTAAAATTTAATTATCAAATCTAATAGTAAACGATATATCGTAATCTTTTGGTTTTTTGATTGGTCTTGAGAGTTTAGCGACTGCTAAAAGTTCTTTTTGATCATTATATAATCCTACCGAACTTATGTAAGGATTAAAATTTGAATGTGTAACAAAATTTTGGTAACGACCAGCTGGTTTATAAATAGAACCAGTATGGTATTCTTCAGTTCTTAATATATTATTATAAGCGGCTCCAGATATTTGTGTAACAGGACTCTCTTCATATAACATAGTCAAATCACTACCTATTAATTGAGAACCACTATATCCTTCTGTAGCCGAAATATTATCAGTAGCATTATATTCATGTTCTTGTACATTAGCTAAGAATTCATATTCACGTATAGTTTTAGTACCTTGTACTTCTAATTCCCAACCATCTGAACCTGTCATCAATCCTACATTTGTATATCTTGAACCTGTATTAGTTATACAAATCATTCCTTGATCGTAAAATACATTACCTACTATACCACCAACTTCTTGACTACCAGAAAAACTGCTACTACCATATGCGAAACTTTCTGAAAATTCAGTATCATAAATATTTCCTCTACCATCATCTGTCAAATAAAGAGTTTTATAAGTTAAAGAATTATCTATTATATTTACTGAACTTGGTTTTAATTCTTCTCCATAAAACTTTCTTGGTATATTAAATACATTTACTGATTGATGTAAGATAGGATATAATTCTTTAACTGTACTACCAGATAAAAAAGTATGAGGTGCGGGATTTTGAGTAAAACTAAATTGTGGTTGAGTACCACCTCGTGGTGTAGTTTCTGCTGAATATCTATAATATAAATGATTTATGGACGCCCAAGTAGGAATCTTATAAAAAGTTCCAACACTATACCACTCATCTTTTGGTCTACCTAAAGATTGTGATTTTGCATTGATAGTACCAAATGATTGAGAGGCGGCTGAGCCTGTTTCGAAGTTATGAAAACTTCCACTTGTACCCTCAAGACAAAAAACTCCACTACCGCTATCAGCGTTAGTAAACTGGAACTGTTTGTAAACCTTAAAGGGTGTGATTGATTTATCACCTTCCTCAAACGGTTTATACAACATAGTAGTCCCCTATTAAAAGTCTAATCTTACTTTTATAATAGCTTCCCTTGCTGGTGTTTTTAGGAAAGGTTTAGATAATTTAGCTACTGCTAACAACTCACTATTATCATTATAAAGACCGACTGTTGTTACATAAGTTCTTGGATCATTCAAAAAAGATGCATTTGTCAATTCACCACTACCAGTATAATATGTTGGATTTTGACTGTAATTATATTTTGAATGGTTTACACGACAAAAATAATGTGTTGATTTAATATCTTCTTCACGGCGAGCTTGGAAATATCCATTAGACCCACTAAATGCTTGATATAATTTAGAAGCATTATTACCATCAGTATTTGTAGCTAATCCTGTACCAATCGAAATACCTTTTTGAGTAATTCCTGCCCAACCTAAATCTAATCTACCTGAGTCTAACATTATCACACCAAGAAATGGATAAAATCTACCATAATACATTTTAGTAGTACCAGTTGAATATTTATAATCAGCTGTTCCACTTCTTATACTTCCAGAAACTACATTAAAATAAGTTGTTCCTTTAGCTACACTTGAATCACTTGTAGCTCCACTATCGTCAATTAAACATAATGCATTATGTGTACTACCACTTTGAAGTCTTATTTCCCAATTACCTGGATCCATCTTCTCTCTCATACGAGCTCGTGCGACAGATATAAAATAGGAAGAAGAAGATTCTAATTCAGCATCAGTTGCTCCAAATTTAAAATAATCATTTGTTGGTGATACAATCAAATTCTTAAACTGTTTATATACCGCCTTAGATATTTTACCATTTGAAGTATCAGGGTCTTTTGAACCACTACCTGCATAGTGTCCATAAGCTACGCTGAATTGTACTTCACTTGTGTTTGATGATGTTGCTTCCTGATACACATCATAATAATATTCTCCACTTGAAGCACTCTGTACTGAAGAAGTGAAAAATCCTGCTGTGGTGGATTTTCCTTCAAGAGTTGTTCCACCACTTGACCATATACCACTTGATACTGTAGTTACACGATTTTCTACTATATCTTCGGATGGGTCAAATAATTTAAATACGCTACTGTCTCCTATCGCCATTTTATATCTCCTTAATAATGACTAAATTTTTGAAATTTTGTTTTTTGATATTATATATCCATTGCATCTTGGCCACCTGCTTCGTCATCTGCTATCTTCTTATCTGCTAATTTAGCAGCTAAATCTTGTGCTTTTTTAGCGGCTTGTTGTGCTTTCGCTACATCGGCGGCTTGTTGTGCTTTAGCTGCGGCTTGTTGAGCCGCTGTCGCTGCTCTATTCTCACCTGAAGCTGTTTCTTGTTGAGCTTGTCTAGCTTGTCTAGCTTTTTCCGCTGCATCGGCGGCGGCTTCAGCTTCTCTCAACGCGGCTTCTACTTCTTTTTTCCTCATCTCAGCTTCTAGTTTTCTCTTTAACTCTGCAGCTTTTTCTTCTTCTGTTGGTGGTGGTGTAATCTTTTTATAAAATACGTTACCATTCTCATCTATTACAGCACCTATTGGATTTCTACCTCTTGTTCCAGCTTTAACAGTTAGAGTTGTTCCGAAATCTGCTCCTGAATCTATACCTTTTCCACTTATAGTTACAGTTTTATTTGCAAAAGTTCCTGTAGTTGTTCCTACATTTGCTCTTGTTACTATAACAAAATTTTTTCCTGTTTTAGTTACTGATGCCATTATTATCCTTCCATATCTATAGTTTCACCGTCAGTAAATACTTTAACATATGTATCATCTGTAATAGTTATAGTATAATTTTCATCTTCACCATTAAGTGTACTTGGATTTATTGTAATAATATTCCAACCACCAACAACTTCACTTTGAGTATTGACTCCAGTAATCTCAACATTAGTACCTGCAGTATCGGGTAAAGAATCAATTAAAAAAGTTCTCATTGCAGCATCTTTACTATCTTCAGATACACCAACTGTTCTCGTCATAGCTTCAAGAATAGGCATGTTTAAAATTGTCTTATCATATGAATCAGGTCCATCTGGATGTGATACATCAAATAAACTATAATCAACACCATCATCTGCTAATGCAAATTTGGTTATATTAACATTTCCACTTTTAGCTAATGCTTGACGACCTTGTTCGGTCAATACTGCATCTATAAATACTGTTACACTTTTATCTAAAAACGCCATTAGTCATTTGCCTTATAATTCATTCTAATTGTTAAAGCTGCTGTTGCACCAGATTTTAATCCAGTAACTATACAAGTTGTCTTACTTAAATCTTGAGTACTCGTTATAGACTTAGCTTTAATTTTAATTGTTTGATTTCCTGCAGGTGCTATAAGTGTTTGTGAAGATCTAAACCTTCTCTGTACATCTGTAGGTTGTGCAAAAGTACCAGCCGTGCCCTCATCATTATCTAAAAACATAAAAGCTACATTAGTGTTAAGTAATGTATATGAATAAGATTCGGGACCTGATGTGGGAGAAAGATTTTTAGTATTACATTGTAAAGAAGCTTCTGTACCAGTACCACTTGTATTTCTCCATTCTAAATCTAAAATACCACTATTAGTATTAACCTTGCTATTAAATTCTCCATCAATACTTGCTAATTTAAATCCTGCTGATTTATCTAAATGATCTGTAGACCACAATAACTTATAACGCATTGTACTCGTTTCATTTGGAACAGGTTCTAACAATGGAAGATTTTCGATTACATTTCCATAGTAATCAGAACCAGATGGGTGTGCTGTATCCCATAATGAGTAATCTACTTCATCATCAGCTAACGCAAAATGTGATACATTAAAAGCTCCACTTGCTAATAACTCTCGACCTTTATTAGTCAAAATAGCTTTAAGAACTTGACTTGTTTTATTTAGATAAGCCATTTATCTTTCTCCAATATATTATTTAATTTATTCATCAACATCAAACTCAGTTCTAATTACCACACTATCTCTCGCATCTCCAGCCAATCTGGTAGGACTTGTTAATATGAAACTAACTGGTTTGTAATCTTTTTCACCATTCTCATCAATACTCCAAGGTGCTGAATTTACATCATTCTTACAACCTTCAAAATTAATTCTTCTCTGTGCTGATATGTATTCGGTTAATCTTTCAAAACTTGAGGTTACAAAACTTACACTTGAAGCTGTACCGTTTACATAATTCGCCTTACTACTATAAATATAATGTTTTTCTTTATTATAATCGGAAATTCTTTGATTCTCGACATATGCTATAGATTCTGTAAAAACTGAGGTTGGACCTCCCATATAAATAGATGATGTTGTATAATTTCGTCCAAAATGTCCAAATTTATCTACCCTATTTAAATCTCTAAGAGAAGGTAATCTTAGTTCTGTATCTACTGTATCTTCAAAATACTGATTATCTCCTTGTAAACCATATGAGGAATCAGAATCCATTTCTTTATCTAATCGTGTAACACTTTGACTTACTTCAAAATATTGATTATCTGAAGATTGTTTTACTGTTTCTCCATCTTCAGAGTTAAAATATACAGTAGATTCAAAGATTGGATTTTCTTGAGTAGGATGATTTATTGGTTGTTTATTTCTCTCTAATATATTATTTTCTACTAATACACCAAGAACTGCTTTTGAACGAGCAGGAATTAATGATTCTAACTGTCTGAATAAAGAATGGTCATAATACTCTAATGTTCTTAAATAATCATAAAAATTATTAGCACCAGTATATTTCTTAAAATATTCTTCTTTAATCTGTTCTAAACCTCTATACCTATATTCTTTATCATCTCTACTATCTCCGAGATAATTATCAAAATTAAAATCTGACATTTGGTCCATTATATCTTGATTGATAACATCTACAGGTGAGAAATAAACACCTACTCTATTTAAATCTAATGGACTTCTATCATAAGAAGATTCCTCTATTCTATTTGTAGGACTTAATTGAATTTGTTGTCCTACTCTTTCCTGATATACAGGTTTTTCAATTCTTATCTTATTAGCGTTTGTTCTAATTCCACCAATCTTAGGTAATGGAAATTTGGTTCTATCAACCACATCAGAATAATTATTCTCATCAGCAAAACTTGTAGCTATACCATTAATAGGTGTAGATTGGTCAGTTGATGTATCTCTTACAGAACTAACATCTGAATGGTTTTTGTCCTCATTAAAACTATATCGTAAAGCTATATCCTCATAAGAAGCACTAACAGAATTACCTGCGTAGGATTGTGGATTCTCCACATGCTCATTAAATGGTTTTTCATCTAATGCTGATTTCCATAATCTAAATTCCATAAGTGAACCACTAAACTGTCCACCAAAATCTTTCGTAGTATATCCACCAATATACATAGAACCAGTCTCTGCGAATTTATTATTAAAAGAACTCGATACTGAAGTTAAAAAATCTTTTGAAACTCCATCAGAATATAATATAGCATCTCTACCAGCGTCCCATTGTTTAACAATTAAATCATAAGTATATCCGATACCAGTTGTCGTATTAGGAAAAATTCTTTTCAAAGAACCATCATCAAAATATACATTCGGATTTAACTCTATGTTATCTACATCTGTCCCTCTTGCTAATACAGATAATTGAAGTGATAAATTAGCAGTTGCTCTTTGTTTAATTGGAAATTTTAAACTAATTCTTTTCCAAGTAGTACCTACACCTGTTCTTATTTCATGTACACCATAATCGTTAGGTGTACTTTCATTAGGATAAAGTTTTGTATTCCAATTAATTGCTTTACCAACACTATCAAGTTCTTGAGCTGATAGAGCTACGGTTGCTGTCTTTTCTTCAGTACGAGCCCATACTTCTAAACTAAATTCTTGACCAAAAGATGCCGTTACAAATCGTGCATCCCTATATCCAGCCGCTCCATAATAACCAATATTACCACCTGGATTTCTATATGGATATGTGTAAGTTGACACAGGAACTTTTGTATCATTTGCAAGTGTTGTAGTTCCAACAGTATGTGATAACTTTAATGAATATGTAGAGTCTGCTCTAGTATAAGCCGAAGCACTATTGATAGTTAATACTCCATTCTCAGCAGCTGCAAATGGAAAATCTTTTGTACCAGCTGCTGCACTAATCGTTCCACCAAAACTCGCTGACTCGAAAGCATCACCAATCATTTCTCCTGATATTGGAGAGCGTCTTAATAATACTGACCAATAATCATTATTATATAAAGGTAACGCATCACTTGACATTGTAGCATAAGTAGATACTGCTTCTGCACCATAAGTTTCTGTTGATGGTATTTTAGTATCATCATTTACCGAACCTGACAAACTAAATACTATTCTACCGTAATTATCATCAGAACCATTATCTCTTAAATGTACACCCCAACTATTAGCGTCTAATCCACCACCTTGAACTATAGTCATATTAGAACTTGATGCTGCTTTAAATCTAAACTCCATACTATTTGGAACTTGTGTACCACCCAACCCAAGTGTTGATGACCAAGATGAAGATACAAATTGACCTGTTTTAAAATCTAACGCTTTAGTAAACCTACGACCTGTTTCATATATTGGGTCGACATCATTAATAGTAGGTCCACCAAATTCTCTAACTCTTAATATTGTAGATGGAATACCATAACAATTTACTAATCCTTTTAACGCATCAACTGTACCTCTTGACTTTAAGAAATAAGGCATGTTGGCGATAATTCTTTTCCAAATTTCTCTTGAAGTATCTTGTAAAGAAGAGCTAGCATATAAAGTTGTGTCATTACTACTATCTACGGTTTTACCAAAAAGATATTTATCTAACTTTACTAAATCATAACCATCTTCTAATGTCCATCCAAAAGATTTCGCTACATTATAAACTAATTGTTTTGATAATCCTTTATCCAACGCTTCATCTGTTTCATATACTTGACCAAATCTATCAATGTAATTTTTTAAATTATCAAAGTGTTGTCCTACCATATCCGTAAATGTAACAAAATCTTGATTTCCCAAATCATCTCTTATGTGGTCTGGTAAATGATATATTAATCTATCAAGATTTTCTGTATCATAAGTTGAAGCACTTGTGTGTTGTTCATTATACCAATCAGTAGCTGTTGAATTTTCCGAATCAAGTAAAGTATATGGTTTAGAAGAATTAGTCTTAGGCCATGATGCGTCATAATATAATCCTGCACTTCCAGATTCATAAGATGAACTTGCAAAATACAAATACCTCTCATACCCATCAAACCCATTTACTACTTCATTAATAGCTACTTCAAAATTCTTAGCGTCTTGTGCTCCGTGTGTAACTGCTGTTCCTGATACATTTCCTAAATACCCAGTATCAGATAATGTTCCAGCAATAGAAGCACTCTTATCAGTATATGTTTCTATTTTTTCTAATTTAGTTTTAAAATTTTCTAATCTTCTACGAGCAGAACTAAACTTAATAAACTTGTCATAATTAGAATAATCTATATTGAGTTCAACCTGATTGAAAGAACCACTTACAATATCTCTTTCTATATCCTTAGCTAAAGAACTACTTTCAAAAATTAAATCTTCATAACTTAATGCTTCAGAAGCACGTGGTCTTATAGTACCAGTCTTACCTGACTTATAAATTCCAGTAGGTAATCTTAAAATATTAGTAGGTGGTGGTGGAGATTGATAGGTTACATAATTAATTGGAAAATTTTGAGATGAGAAAACTTTCTTTACAAATATAACATCATCTTCTGAATCTACAAAATTAGGTAACGCAACTGGTAACTTTACTAAAATTTTATTTTCTGCAAATATCTTATTCGTTATAGTATATGGTTGTTTATTAACCATAACTGCTAAATCTAAGTTAGCAACATCTCTTAAAACATTTGTAAAATTTAAAATTAAATTACCACCCGATAACTTACCAGCTAATTCAGTATCATTTATTCTATCATCATTAATACCGATAATCTGATCTAAGTCAATTCCGTTTTCTGTTGCATACTCTCTTACTGATGTCTCAAATCCAAATTCAACTACATGGTCTATACTATCATCTACTGGTACTTTCACATCTGTTAATTTTGTTTTAAAAGACTCAAAGGTAGGCACAAGTTTTGTTTCAATAGTTTCTACAGTTCTTGTATATAAACCATCCGCTCCACCTGCATAAACAAAAGTTGATAAAAAGTCTCTTAAACCTTCAATTGAATTAGCTCCACCAGAATCATATAATGCCAACATCATATTTGCGTCTGATTCATATTCATTTAAATTTGATTTTGCCATTACCCAATCTGAATCATTACTAATGAAACCTCTACCTATTACATTTTTTTGAAACCAAGTTTTAAATGGTCCTTCAAATTCTAATTTAAAATCACTTCTATCATCATCGCGTGCACCCGTATTACTTTGTATCACTGTAGCCTTTATCCAAGCTGGATTAGCTACATTGGCTAATGTTGTTTGATTTTGACTTAAACTATATTGTGGAATCAACGGTGTTCCACTATCAAAATGTCCAGGATCGGTTGCAATAACTAAAGGATAACCTGGTATTAATTCCGTTCCCCATACATTATTATCATCACCCGTTTGATCCATTCCAGGAATTTTGTGTACCCATGAATTAGCTAGAGGCCCAGTTAATTTCCATTCCCATTGACCATAAGTTGATTCCGTTCCATCTGTAGCTATATTTGGAATGTATTCTGGTTTAGGTTCTTTAAACTGTTCTGTAGTGGTTGTTATTTCCTCTACTTCTTCCATACTTGTAATGAAAAAATTAGGTATTTCCAACTCTACATTTTTAATTGACTCACCTGCTGTAAAAACTAACCAAACATCTTTTGGAATATAACCACTTGTTCTTGTTGGGTCTTTAATAAATTTTTTAGAATCAATATCAAAACCTTCAAAATAATAACCATTACATATTCTACTTATAGAGTCATCATCAAACTTTAAATTATTAAATTGTACATTATATAAATCTTCTTTTATAAAACTTTTTTTATCTATTACAAGTTCTCGTCTTGAAGGTGAAATATATTTTATAACATAACTAGGTGTATCACTTACTAAAAGAGCATCAGCTGTTGGATTTGGATTTGATTGGTCTGTATCACCAGCTGCTTGTTTGTATAAATCACCATCATGAGAAAAATAACTACCTGTCCATACCATCCCTTTTGTATCAAAGTTAGTTACATCTAAACTACCACCTATCCGTTCTATAAAATTATATTCAAGAGAACCAACATTTACTGGTTGACCGATAGTTTCTAAATCTTGAGCGAGGTTAAGTTCCGTAGTACTTTCCTCTTGAGGTATCATCTCAACTGATAATACTTCATCAAGATTATCGCGAGCAGTAACATGCACATAAGTACTTGCACCAAATTTATCTATCTTACCACCAAATGACATTAAATCCACTCACTCTTCAATTGAACCAATTCCTTAAAACTCTCCTTCTCATACCCTTCTACCTCTTCATAATCCGTATAAGTAATATTTTCTTTATATCTTACAACCAATCTTTTTGTTCTTTCACCAACCTTATAGTTATCAAATTCAACATTCTTTATTACTTCTTTAGTATCTGGATCTTGAAAAAATACTAAACGACCTTGGTCGTCTGTAAAATTATTGTTAATTTCCATTGTAGTACCCTCAGCTTTTAAAGTTGCATCTGGTATATCTACTCCATTTATGGCAAGTCTACGAACCTCTCTAAGATAATTTCGTCTATCGAGAGCTTCTACTTTTTTTTGCCAATCTAGTAATTCAATTTCTTTCGGGGTATAAGGCATTACCTACTCACTTTAAATGTAAAATCATCTTTATAATAATTTATAGTTTGACTTGCTCCACTTCCACTAACATATTTAAATTCAAATTCATAATATCTTTCTGCTTGTAATCCATTCATCCACATATTAAAATAGTTTCCTTCACTATCGCAAGAAATATACGAACCAGAATCAAAAGGGATAACTACATCTTCCGTCAATGCATCTTTAACTGAGTAATAAGAAGAAGCACTTGGTAAAGGATGTACCGTTATACCTTCATTAACAGTTGTTGTACTATATTCTTTAGAAGGATATCGTTCACGAGCTACTAATCTAAATTTTACTTTAGACTCTTCTTTATATTCAGGTCTTAATCCTTTCATATAAACAACAATATCTTCTAATTGAGAACCACTTAGTTCTGAAAGACTTCCTGTTGCCCAAGTTGAATCATTCCATACAGCCTCTAACTTTGGTTGATATATAGTATTTGTTTCACGACTAAAATAAGCGAAGTTTCCATACTTTGTAGTATTTCCTTCCTCTGCATTTGAATCTGAATTACCAACACTACCACTTCTCTTAATCATAAATCCTTGATTAGATGCACTACCTATTAACCACTTATTAACAATATCAGTAACATCCATTCTCATATCAGTAGTTTCAAAATCAAAAGACTGTGAAGCTTCATATCCACTACCACTCAACCAAGTACCACCTGTATCATTACTTCCACTTATCCATTGTGTTCCATCATTCGCTCCATGTCTATATCTCCAACTCACACCTTCTTCATCTTTAGGGTCATCATGAAACTTACCTTCTCCCATTGTCCAAGATTGACTTACAGGATATGCATATAAAGATTGACTCGTTGTTAAGTTTTGAGAATTAGCATCATAAAGATTTAAATAATATGTAGCGTTGGAAGGTATAGTACCATCAACAACCGAACCTGACATATCAGTTAAATCAAATTTTATAAGAATCCTCGAAACACTAATTGTAGTTGCCTGATCATTAGTATCTTTTCTAATTTCTAATATCTCATCAAGTCCTGTATTTTGAGATTGTGTTACTGAACCTTCATATATAGTTGCGTCTGAATCTGCGTATGTAAAATAATGCATTATAAATCTCCCACTACTTTACCAACAATATCAGTTTTTGGAAACTTAACTTCAAATATTGAAGGGTCTTTTGCTGGATAAATTATACCATCTTTTGTAGTTTCTGGATCTGATAAATCATACAAATTACCAGAATATCCCTTAGTAACATCATACTTGTTATAGAAAGCTATTTGAGTTCCAAGTGGATTACCATCTTTAGGTGTCTGTAAACCTGCTACACCTTCTACATTTAATATCTCTTTAACTATACTTGCAATAACAATAGGTTGATTTATCTGCCATTTATCCATGTCAAAATAATCAATCATCTTTGTAATTGCTCTCAATAGAACTTCGTTTTTATTATAACCCTGTTCTGCTATTATCTCAAACTTTACACCAATGTTAATGACATAAGCGTCTTTAAGATTATAAGCATCATTCAACATTCTAAATCTACCCATATAAGTTTTTAAATTATTCTTAACAAGGTCATTTACTTTTGCTAATTTTTTATTACTGTTATATCCAAGTAAATAAACATTCAGACCAAATTGGTTCATTATATTACTATCAACTCCCTGATTGTCTGTTGTTATCTGGTCATCTTGTACCACATAGGCTTTAGCTATGTTACCAAATCTACGAGGTAGACTATAAATCCTCGCTATAATATCTTCCTTAGTAACTGCACGAGCTTGTGCTTGGAAAAATGCTAATGCGTTTTGTTTAATTTCTTCTACAGATTCTTCATTCATTCCACCACTTGCTGGTTGTTCATTTAATAATGAAAGTGAATTTTTTACTCGAGCCAACTTAGTAGCATCTAAATTTCCTGTAAACTCTCCTACTACTTTTGAAGAAAAAGAATTTATCTGTCCACTACCAACATTGTTATCTGCTCCACCACCATACATATAAGTTACTGTCAAAGTAGTATTTGCAGGTGCTTCACCATATGCTCTTGTACTTGTAAAGTTAGCTGGGTCAAATGCTATACCTAATTTAGATGGTGTACCTGGTAAATTACTACCAACATTAGTAGGGTTAGGAATTAATTCTTCATCAGGTGTTACTTGTGTTCCTGCTCCGAATCTTAATTCAGTCTTACCATCACTTCTAATAAAAGTTCTAAATCTACGTGAAGTTTTTAATCTTTTTAAAATATAAGGGGAAGTTTCATTATACTGATTTAATGCTGGATCAATATCTGCATTACCTGCCATCTCTTGAAATACAGTATCTTGAGCTAAGAAAGGAACTTCATACCAAGTATTATTATTACTATCTTTTACAGAAATAATATCTGTTACTTCATCTAATCCTAAAACAATTTTACTATATTTAGTTGCCGTGTTAAAAGTAAAATCTTCTTCCTTTATAAAACCACTAGTTCCTCTAACCTTCTTAGTCAACTTATAATAAGTTGGTGTACCAGCTGAATTGGTTGCTGACAACTCTACTGTTAAATCTCCAGTATTAACTGCAAAATTACAATCATCTAATAAACGAAATTCTATTCCAGTTGAAGTCTTAACTCTTGATTCAGCTTTTACATTGATAGCATAATCAAAATCTGGTTTAGATGTATCACCTGTTTGAGCTGGTACTTCACTTGTAAATACTAACTCAACTATAGCTGGTGAACTTAGTCTTGGTTTGTATCCCATAAACTGAGCTATATTATATATTTGATTCTTTTCTTCTGCGTATGGAAGTAATGATTCTTTAAAAGCTACATCAGTATAATATCCCATAACATCACCGATATAAGCCGCTGATTCTAAGAATAACATACCAGGTGACGCTTCATTAAAGTCTCTGTAAGCTGTTGGGAAATAAGATTTTGCAAATTCTATTAAACTATCTCGTAGAATAGAAAAATCTCTTCCAACATAATTTACTTCTTTATTGTAATTAGGCATTATACATCCCCATAAATTATAATTGTTTTATTTTCTTGTGTTTTGTCATTGCTTAAACTATAAGTTACTGTTACGTTGAGTCTGTTATTTCCATCATCTATAACTGGTTCTACTTTACTTATAGATAAATATGGTAACCAGAAATTTACTGCTTCTCTAATAGACTCCTCTGCATTACTTATAATAGATTCATCCATTTGTTCAAAAGTTAAACTCGCTAACCCACACCCAAAGGTAGGGTGAGCAAGTCTCTCACCAAACTTGGTTAATAAAAGATTTTTTAAATTAAACTCAGCTTGTGCTAAAGTCGTTTTTGTTCTATTAAAAAATCCTAAAGTACCATGTCGTATAGGTAATTCTACACCTATATAAACATTTGGGTCATTATCTAACTCTCTATTTGAGGGCATTAGTTATCCTTATTTATTCTTTTCATAAGACCACTATAATCTCTTGTCAAAGCATTTATTGTAGACTCAGGAACTTGGTCAAGTTTAACACCAGATTTAGCTATTGTATCAGCTGCAACAACATTACGTGCATGGTCGGAATTTCCTCCACCAACCAAGTCTCCGTAACCAAGAACTTCAGCCATATTTGAACTATCAAAAGTTTTATTTTTTACATCTGGATACTCTTCGAAACCTGGATTAACTTGTGGACTATCACCACCCATTATTCCACCTTTAGTTTCATTAAGAACATCATTTAAAACTTTGTTCTTAGTATAGCGAACTTCTTTTTGTTTTTTAGGTTGTTGCTTTTTTGGTTTGGTTTTAACCAACGATTTTAAGTCAAAACTTTCTTGGACATCTTCCTTATTAGTAAATATCTCTTTAATAGTTTTTTTAACTTCCTGTCTTACAACTTTTCTGATAATTTCTATCAGTTGTTTTTTATCCATGTTACTACTCCTATGTTTGTATTGGATACAATCCTCTTAATCTTGCTTCTTGTTGAATTTCATTATATTTTAACCAGCCACCTTTATCATTTACCCAAGTTCTATTACTTTCACTTTCTTGCCAAAACTCTACGAGTCTACCATCTTTTTTAGCCATAAAATAATTTGTTCCTACCTCATCCATACCACCAAACATTACTTGGTCTTTGTTATTTTTATTCTCGGCGTTACTAATCATTTCTTCAATAAAAGCTAAATCTCCATCAAAGTCCTCAAAAAGACTTCTAAATTCTTTCTTTAATAATCTAAATTGTTTACGATTAATACTATCAATATCTTGTACGACAGCCGCTATTTCAGGATGAATTGCTACAGCTGCTCCACCTGGTACACCCTTTATAGCAAGCTTTGCTGCCTTGTAAGCTGTAGATACTGCTTCTTGAGCTTTTTTTATACGCTCCATTATCCTTTCACCTACTTTAGCATTTTTTATTTGTCTGTTTATTTTTTTAATTTTTATTTTAAGGTCATCTAGTTTTTCCGTAGTAATTTCCGTATCAGCATTTTTAAGTTGAGTGAATAGATAACGTATTGCAGCGAGCTCAGACTTAATCTTATATGCTGGTTGTACTGATTCTATTAATTTTACTTCATATAATTGTCCAGGTTTTGTATCAGCCATATTATTATCCTTTCACAGATGCAACACTCACAGGTGTTTCCACACGATAGGGTTTTTTACTACCATCTTTATTAAGAATGTTATGAAGTGTGCCATCCTGACCAATAATACGACTTCGTGTGTTTGATGTCGCAACAAACTTAAAATCAGTATTTGGTCTTATCTTTACTACGGATTTATCATCAAGAAAAATGACTACACAGAAATCTTCTTTACCGAGGCTGATGTGGTCACCTTGGTGAACAGGAATACCAGCTTTTGCGGTTATAGTTTTTCCATTCCATTTTTTTAATTTTGGAGTACCATTGACTTTCATCACTAATCCTATCTTTAAAGTATTTTCTTTCATCTCTACTCCACCAACAACTTTTGTAGGGTCATGTAAAACAACTTTAACACTACCTTTATTATCACTCATAGTTTATTCCTTTAAAGTAATTCACCACTCATTCCACTTATTTTAATTTTTTCCCCATTA